TTGGTAATGCTCCACTCATACTATTGCCTGTCTGCCTGTTTCATTTACAGCACTATTAATCATATTTACTATTACACCTCTACTATTAGTTAATAGTTCATTGAACCCTCTAGCATCAACTGTATTAATATTAAAGTTTACATTTACAGATTGACCACCTCCCATTTGATTATTGGGAACTATTTTTCCAGAACCACTAGGTACAAACATCTCTGGCCCTTTTTCTCCAACCATATATGCTTGATCTTTATTAACTGAACCACCTCCAGCTCTATAATTAGTAGATTTTATTTGTGCAACCATAGCCATACCTTTTGCTAATGCACTTGCACTAACAGCAAGATTTAATGGGAATGGATATGTGCGAAATGCATCACTTGCCGCTTTAACAGCATTGATAGTAGCTTCTGCAATTTGAAATCTTTTAAATGCTTCAAAAGCAGTTCTGTTTAATCCACTTAATGCTTGTAGTGATGATTTAGTATTATCAAATATTTCTTTATTACCTTGTTTTTTTAAAGCAACCATTTTTGCATTATTTTCTAAAGCATCATCAAACATTTTTTGTTGATTGTTTTGTGCTAATTCTCTTTCAGATTTAAAAATATCTTCTGAAGCTCTTTTTCTAAGTTCAGCATGATCTTTATAAACTTTCATATTCTTTTTAAGTTGTGCTTCTTCTTTTTTTAATTCATCAACAATCTCATCAACTGTAAATAATCCAGCTTGTTCAGCAGTAAGTTTATTTCTAACTCTCATATGATCGTTTATTGTAGATAAAGTTTCTTTTTGTAAGTTTAAAAATTTAGTATGTTCTTTTACTAAATCTTTATCATTATCAGACATTCCAAATTGAACATCTTGCATTCTTGCTTGTTGAATATTTAAATCTACTAAACCATTTTTATATTCTTTTATTATGTCTATAGCTTTTGTGTTTTCTTCATTATTTTGTTTTAAAACTTCATTAGCTTTCTTCATGTGTTCGGTAAGTTTTGTGCTTTCTTTTGAATTTTTTTCTGTAGCATCTGCTTTATCTTGTTCTAGTTTAGCCATTACACCAAACTCTCCATTTGCTAATGCCATTAATGATGTTAAAATTCCTAACCTTCCTTTTGTGATAAAAGCAGTTCTATTAAAAGTCACTAATGCTATATTTGCCGCACCTACTGCAGTTGCTATCCCATAAAAAAATGAAGCTACTTTTAATGCAATTATAGTTGTTAATATTCCTTTTAATGTTTCAAAATTATCTGATAAAAACTTTACAGTATCTGCGGTTGTTTTTGTTGCTTGTGCTAATCCTTTTCCAATTTTAGTTGCAATTTCATCTATTGTTTCTCCATTTTCTTCTAAGAAATCATCTAAATCACCAAATTGTTTTTTTAGTTCTGGAAAGAAACCAGCTTCTAATATTGTTTTCTTAAATGTGAAAAATTTATCGCCAATCATTGAAAGAGTACCTTCAAATGTTTTAGCTAACTCTCCTGTTGCGTCACCAAATTGTCCGCCTTTACCAAATACTCTTTTAAATGCTTCTGCTGTTTCTTCTGCTGTGACAGTTGCACCAGCTTTAAAACCTAGTAAATCTCTGACGCCTCTTTCTCTAAATAGATCAGCACTTGCAATACCAGCAGATAATGATCTTTGTATTTGTTCTGACGCAGTTTTAAAATCTAGACCTGTAACAGCCGCAACATTACCTGTAATTTCCATAATGTCTGATAATTCATCAGCATCTTTTGATATTACAGATAAAACTCCAGCACCTTGTTGTATTTGCTCTAAACTAAAAGGTACTTTAGCGGCAAATTTTGCCATATTATCAAAAGCTTTTGCTCCTTCTTCTGCTGTACCAAATAAAAATTTAAGTCTAACTTGTAAGGATTCTATTTCTTTACCTGTATTAACTAGATTACGAATTACTAATCCAGCACCAAGACCAGCTAAAGCATTTCTTACATTAAATACTGACGCTTTTACTTTATCTAAACTACCACGAACTTTATTTAACGCTTGTTGCGATTTATCCTTAGCAACTATATCTATATTAACTCGTTTTGTAGCCATTAGCGATTCATTCGTTGTTGTTGTTCAGCTCTATCATGTTGTATTTCAAAATAAGCCAACCACATATTAAACTCTTGAACTGGCATTTGCAATACATCTCTAATAGACATATGCAATCGTTCAGCTAATGCTATGATAGAATATAATTCTGGGTCTGAGTTTACTTTTTTTTAAGGTCAGAAATACTATCTTGTGCAAGTATCTCTGAAGCAACTCTAGAAATAACATCAGTATCAGCTTTCATTTTAAACTTAGGCTTATGAGAGAGATCAAACATTTTCTCACCGCTTTTAGTTTCTGATTTTTGGATTATTACATCTACTAATACATTTAAATCTGAGTCGTTAGCACCCTTAAATATTCGTGCTTTCTCGTTCATTGTAAAAGGGCGAACATAAATTGCTCTGTCGCCCTCTAAACCCCATTCTGGAACTTCTATTATTTTAACTTCTAAACTTTCAAAGTGATCTTTGACACCTTGAAAAAAATCAATTTTTTCTGGCATTTAATCCTTATACTGTAGTGTGCGTTACTCCACCACTAAATTGAATATTAAGTGTTCTTGAAATTATTCCGTCCATTGTAACTGCTACGTCAGCACCAGTAACAATTCCTGTACCAGTATAATATGCATCGCCAGCATCAGCACCTTCTGGATATAATTCAATAGTTGCACTTGTTCCTACATCTAATGCTTCTTGACCACTAGTATCAGTTTCGTCCCAATGACATTCAATAGTTGCAGTAGCATCGCCTCTTAATGCAATATATGATTTTTTTGAATCAGTTAAGCTAGTATCCTCAACTGTGTCTTGTGTTTCGTTCAACGTGAAGCCAGTTATTTCCGCTACGGAATTAGCTCCTACTTTTACTACACCACTAGTACCTACATGAGTTGCCATAATTTACTCCTCGTTGTTTTCTTCTGGTTTAATCTCAACCTCAACTTTTTTTGAAGCTGATCTAGAAACTTTTTTATCTTTTTTAAAACCATTTGCAAGATATTTTTCTAATTGGTCATCATAGATTTCAATTTGATCTTTGCCATTTGGAAAATAAATTTTAATTCTTTTAGCCATTATGCAGTACCTCTAACAAATTCATAAAAAACTCTTACCACAATTCTTATACCTCCGTAAGGAAAAAGTACACCTTCATCTGTATTGGCTTCAATTATCTGGGTATTTAAAGCATTTCCGTTTCTTGTAATGTCATTATCTAATGTTTCTTCTACTACTTCTATGAGTTGATTGCGTAGAGTATCAATATTTATGTCTGTGCCTTTAACGAAACCTACAATTAAAAAATCTATTGTTCCAGATCGTTTACCTGTTCCTACTTCGCCTAAAGATAACATTTCCCTAGTTTCATCTCCAGTTTGTATATAACAGCTTGGGAACTGTGGGTCTGCAAGTTCTTCTGGTTCAAATGGCTCTCTAGTGATCTTTTTAAACGTGATAGGCGAACTAACAGCAGTTAGCTTAGTAATTATATCTCCAGCAATATCTTCTCGTTTACTCATATTTTTATAGCCCTAAAGAATATCTGTCTTATCTTATCTTCATCTCTTCTTGCAATAGCAAAAAATGGTCTTGATTGCATATGTTTTGTTCCTGTTTCTAAGAAAAAGGCTTTTCTGTTTTCATCTTGTCTACGGAAAAACAATGTTGCTTTTGATCTAGTTAATTTAGATGTTAATGATCTAAACATTCTACCAGTATCAGTTAAATCTACGAATGAAACTTGCCTTCCTCTTCTAGCTCTATCTTTTCTTGTAGATTTTTTATAAGGTTTAAATCTACCTCCATCTGGAAGTTGTCCTTTTTGTGATTTGTCAGTTATTTGTTGAATACCATATAAAGAAGCCTGTGCTAATCCTTTTTGTATTTGTGTTGGAATTGCTTGTTTAGTTCTTTTTATGAAAGCCATTACATCAACTGTATTGGCTGTTATTTTAATATCAGCGACCATTACCTAACAAGGCGTAATGTATGAATAGGTTCTTTTTCTGATGCCGCAATAGTGCTGTCTGAATTTTCATCATATTCTACCCCATCACGAAGAACTGCTTGAAACTCCTCTGCATATCTTGATCTATAATAATCTATTTGAACTTGAAAACTATCTTTGCCTTCTCCAGTATCTGGATCACGCCATTTAGTAAGCTGGGGAAATATATAATCTGCGAATGCTTTATAACATACAGCTCTAGTCCATTGGCTTGCTGTTAGTTTTGAATTATCTAATTCTAAGGAAGTTACTTTTGTGATATCTTTATATCTTACTGTGTGTCTGTATCTTTCCCACCATTCTTCACGAACTTGTCTGATAACATCATCTTCAGCGTGCTGTAATTGAGTATCCCAAGAAGCAATACCAAAAGCCGCTATATCTGGCTGGTATTCTTGCAAATTAGATAATGCTACACTAAAAACTGTCGTAGTCATTATTTACCGCAGATACAATTTCCGTTACATTCACACATCATCTTTTGCCTTTTTCTTTTTTTTAGGTTTACTCTCTTTTTCTTCACTATACAATTTAAAACCTCTTAATTCCCAATTCTTTTTATTTCTTTTCCAATCTTCATCTGATCGTTGAATTATTTTTGAACCCTTAATTAATTTAATCATCATAAACCCCTAGAATAAGGGGGCATAAAGCCCCCATTATAATTATTGGATTGAAGAGTCAAAGTGCATTTCTACACCATAACTATCATGTAATTCACCTACGCCATATACAGCAGTAGCAACGATTTCATCAGCTCTAAGACTTGCGTCTCTTTGCGTTTCAATCTTAATACCTTGCATAGTTGCTAATGCTAAAGCGTCTTTATGCATAACAGCACCTTTGTAATCACCAGCAGTACCAGTATTAGCCATATTTGAAGTTTCAAATATTTTAATACCAGCAAGTGTTCCTACGAAACCATTTCTCATAGCTTCATTTTGTAAGTCACCAGCATTTGGATTTGCAAAAGTATTTGTTAAGTTAGCTTTTAAATCATAAGCAATTTTTGGGTGCAATACTGCTACACATTCGTCAATCGGTAATCCAGCCGCTCTTAAAGTAGATGCCGCATTAAAGATTGAAGCCGCAGAAATTGCTCCTGTTCCATCACCTAGAGTAGTTGAAAAGCCATCAAATAGAGCAATTAAGTCTTGATCCATTTTTTTAGCAATACCTTCACCGAATAATCTTCCGATGTCAGCTACAACATTTCTTGGTGCAGAGTTTCTCGCTAGATCAGTTAATGTAGTCATTACACCAACCTCACTTGCAGTT